CCTTTTCCGAACCTTGACAACGCTGGTCCCAATTCCTTGAAGTCTGCCATTAGGGTTGCCGTAGGCAATCCCAGCCCTGTTGCAAGTTTTGAAAAGTCTTCAACGGCTACTTGCGCTTCTTTTCGGCTTAAGCCCATGCCTTGTTGAAGGATGTCCATGTTACGCCCTGTAGTGGCAGCATCAACACCAAGTTGTTGCATGGTGTTGGCTAACCCAATGGTGGCGTCCTGTTGTTCTTTTGTCAGGCGATGAAAGTTGGTCATGTTGCTGTTTAGACCAACTGTGCTTTCGTTCACCATAGCATTGGTTACGCCCAGGTCACGACCGGCGGCGACTTGTTCTTTCATCGACACTACGGCTTGCTGTCCTAAGCCAGTATTTTTCTGAATATTTACACTAGCCTCATTAAACTGCTTGCCCATCTCGGCAATCTTGGCGGTCATGCTTCCGATGCCGCCACTGAAATCAATGCTGCTCATGTTGGCTGCGGCGAGTGCGCTAGACATTCCTTTGATGACTTCTTCGGCGAGTTCGCCCGAAGCAGCAAGAGCTTCATTTTGAACAACAAGCTTCTGTTGTTCGATCGCCTGTATGTTTAGGACTTTATTAAACTCTTCTGTCTGCTTTGTCCGATTAGCTAACTCTTGCGCCTCTCCCCTTGAGAGTTCTTGTCCTCTTATTTGAAGCTCTTGTTGCTTCTCCCTTAGCTCGTTGGCTCTATTAAGACTAGCGTTGAGTTTCTTTGCTGCTTGCTCGGTGATTCCCATTGCCTGGGCGGTCGCTTGCAACGCTGCGGATGCTTGCTTTTCTGCCAGTGCTCGTTCCTCAGCAAGCTGTTTCGCAGCTTCGACCTCGGCGGCAGTTGGCTTTCTCTCTTCAAATACACGACCCCGCTTCTTCCCTGTTTCTGGGAAGAGGGTGGTTCCCTCTAGGATGATTGTTATTTTCTTTGAGTTTGGATCAGCCATTCGTTTTTACCTTATGGGTTCTTGATGGGCCAATTAATCTTCGCTTCTTTCTCAAATCTTCTAATTGCAATATTGAGTTTTGTTTTTTGCTTGTATGTCATTGGATCGTCAAGCCCATATTTCTTGATATAGTCCATATACCTTTTTTCGTTCACGAGAGCATCTGTAAACCGTTGAACTTCTATCCGGTTCCCTCTAACCTTGACGGGAATACGGCGTCCTTTGTACATTTTAGCCAGCAAATACTCAATCCATGCGGCAAAAACATGGAGAATATTTTCGTTCAGTTGTCCCTTTCGGGCGGCACCCAAATCAAACACCATCTCTTCTAGTTGATCTTCAGTAAGCATATTGATTCCTCAACAACGATATATGGTTGCCTAATAAGTAGTTAGTTATTGATATTTTGGGTGTGTTTAGCGTTTTCCACGCTTTGCTTTTCTCATGGCGTCTTCTTGAGCTTTCTGTTCGCTCTCCTTCTGTTTGACCAGCCTCCTTAAAAACCACTTCCTAATGGTTACAGGCAGGTTGTACGCCTCAAAAAAACTCCAGCCGCCATAATATTTTAGACTAAAGAATTCTTCGTAAATACTAAGTTTATATTCTTCACTTAGGCCAAAAAAAGTCAGCGGTGAGCGGAACCTCCAAGTCCGCCGTATAATCGCAGTTGGTACAACTATACTCCTGAGTCATGTCGATGTTAGGTACCACCGAAGCCAGAACCTTTCTCACATATCTTGAATCTCTGGCTGGCATCGTCGTTGCCAGTATCCCGATCTGAACAGGGTTCGGATCTCCGTTGATTGAGACAATAGTTTTTCCAAGCTGCGTTGTCAACAAGCCAGGACCGTTATTTGATTTAGCACTTCTGGTCGCTATTTTTGCAATAGCTGTCTCATCCTGACCTGTAAGCATCCTACATTCTATCTGCGCTTTGGAGACTGGAAGTGTCAGTACAAATGTGTTACGGTCTGTTAAATGCACATCGTGCTCAACCATAGCTGTCTCAACATCTACAAAACTCAAATTTTGCAAATCAAATTGGTGCTCATCAACATTCTGACAACTCGGACAGGTCACGTTTGTAACATATTCTGCTCCATATCCGGTGACTCTTGCAGCAACAAGAAGAGCATTCTTGTCGCCCATCAAAAGATCGTTGACTTTTACACGACTATCGACAATCAGGTTCTGAAGAGCCCTATCTATCGCCACGCCCTTCTTCAGCAGAGAACGGTCAGTAAGAATATCTTCCTCTTTAGCTGTCATATACCTGAGTTCTAAAGTTTCCTGCCCTTGTAGCGGGTGTCCAGGGGGATAGAATTTGCCGGCACTGGGCAATTCAATAAACTCGGTCGGTACTGTCCAACTGAATGGTGTGTTGGGTACTGCTTCAGATGCAGGAACAGCCGAAGTCCCCTCATCTTCTGGAGTTGGGGTACCTTCGGCTGCCTGGAATCGTCCTTCATTTCTACTCATCATAAAACCTTTCTAAATAAAAACTATGTGTAACTATATCACACTTTTTGTGCCTGTTTTAGCCAGTGATTGCGCCAAGTGCCTGAGCGGCGGGAGGCTCAATGTTCTTGACCGTGGCGAAGTCAAAGGTAAGCTCAATGGTCAGTTCCAGCATTTCATCAGATGTGTAGTCCAAAGATCCACCAAAATCAACTTGCGTCATAAAAGCGTTGTGAAGGGTCCACTCTTCCACAGGATTTCCCATGTGGTCAAGAAGACGTATCTTAGGTCCTTCACCAAAGAATTTAGAGAAAGAAGCCTTGCTCATGGACCTTTGTCTTCGACGTGGACCAGACTGGTTATTCTCATTTAATTCAATGTATCCCGCTTCTTTCATCATCGCCATCAAAATGTCAGTAGGATCATCGTCACTCGATGCAGGAGCAACCAATGTCAAACTAATCGGGTCCCAAGTAACACGCCCAGGAAACTTCAAATTGTAATCCAGATAACTGTGTTCTATTGTACTGATATTAGCCTTGGGCATGTTAGCAGTCTTAATATAATATGCTTTTATACCCTTGGGTCCATTTGCTTGTGATGTGCCAAGAACAAGCTCGTAACGAAATCGTCTTTTAGGGTCTACATTTGCACTATCCCAAAATAATTCTGACATTCTGATTTATCTCCTAAGTTTAAATAGTCTGAACATAACTTTTTTAGTCTTCAAAACTTGCTCCGCTTCTGGTGACCACGAAGTCAATAGCGAAGAACTCTACCGAGCGAGTTGGCTTCACAAGAAGCTTCGCATAGATTATGTTCTGATCAACGAGATCTGGCGTTGTGGTGGTCTCATCCAAAACAAGCCTAAACTCATCAATACCAAACCCAGACTTGACGTTGTTCAGAACCACGTTTGCCTGAGAGGTGAACCTATCCCAAGTCACTTGAGCATTGACATCGAACAGAAGCCGTGAAGCAATAAACGATATCTCACGCTTGAGGAAAATCATCAAGCGGCGCACATTGATGCGGTCAAGTGCCGAGCGAGTCTGCTGCAAGGTTTTTTGTCCGAAGACCACAATCCCTTCAGCAGGGAACTTAGCGATTGGGTTAATGTTGTTTTCATACAACCTGTCTCTGTCGTCTTGCGTCAGCTTCTTAGAAACATCCAAGATCGGCAATCCGGCAGCGCCTTCGCTGATTCCACCACGGGTGAATCCTGCTGGGGCAAACCAGGGGTAAGAAGTTTTATCAGTATTAGCAAGAACACCAAGGGCTGCAACCGAAGGCGGCATCCAGATTCTTCTGTTACTGATCGTATCTCTCACCAATACCCACGGAGCATACGTTGCACCATAGCTATTGTTAATCTCTCTATCACTTAGAGCGTCGGTTGCTTGCTTAATTGTGTAAGAGTTTCTACCAGAGACACTCTTGGTGTTTTCTGTGTCTGCGTCATAAATCTTATCAATATCTATGATAGCAAGTGCATCACCACGTTCTTCAGCAACATCCAAAAGATGCTCAGTCACATTTGACTGCACAATCCCTGGAAGCGTGACGAGGTTGTACTGAGAGTCTTCCGAATCGGAAACAATGTTGATAGCTCTCTTAAGCGTGTGTAACGGATAAGAGGTTTTTTCGTTTGTTGCCGTGCTGAAGTTACTCTGACGGAAGGGATCTTTTTCTGTGACATCGAACCCTTCGAATCCACCGTGAAGCAGTGTGGTAAATCTATCCAAACCTGCATCCAAAGCGCCTGAGAAAGAAGAACTGGCGGCAGAAACGCTGCTGTTCCCTGGGGCTGCCTGGCGTGATCCCGATATAAACTGAAATCCTTCGGCTACCGAACCAGAAACATCGTCAAGAGTAAAGTGCCAAGCAAGCACGAGAGGATCTTGCGCTGCTCTGCTCTGATTTGGGCTATCCCGTAGATCATGATCCGTGGAGTAAGGGCTCGATTGAAGTCCTTTTACCCGAGGTCTCAAGCAATCATGAAGCTGGTCATTAAACTCC